CAAACGACCGTGCGGCGCTTCGCGCTGCGCAAGAGCGCTTGAAGGCGCTCGAGGAAGAGCGCGCACAGCCGCAGTTCAGCGCACGCGCGCCAAAGGTCGCCGACGTCAAGCACGATCTCTCGTCGCCTGAATACGCCAAGCGTTGGCTCTCCGCCGTCGCGCGTGGCGACCAAGCCGAAATGCGTGCGCTCTCAACTGGCACCACTGGCGCCGGCATTCCGACCGATCTCGAGCGCCGCATTGTCGAGCGTATGTACATGGCGAACGTGCTGCGCACGATGGCGCCTGTAACGTCGATCGACTCCAAGCGCACGATTACCGTTGAAGGCAACCTGCCAGCGACGAACCTCGTTGCCGAAGCTGGAACGATCACTCCGGCCGATCCGACGTTCGGCACTGCGATTAGCGTGGTGCCGTACAAGTACGTCTGCGCAACTCAGATGAGCCAAGAGTTCATCGAGGACGCGATCGGCCAAGGCGGCATCGGTAGCGGGCTCGATTGGGTTGCATCGCGCATCGGTCTCTCGATGGGCTTGAAAATGGAAGAGGCGTACACCATCGGCACGGGCTCAAGCCAGCCCGAAGGCGTGGCGGGCTCCTCGATGAACACCAAGTTGGTCGCGTTGTCGCAAGTCAACGACCAAGGCGGCACCGCTATCACCGCGTTCACTGACGCCGACAAGGTGATTGACACCGTGCACCTTGTGCCACCTCAATACCGCAACTCGCCGCGTTTTCAGTGGCTGTTGTCGGACACGATGCTTCGCCAAATCCGCAAGATGAAGGTGAACACGACCGACTACATCTGGAAGGTGAGCGAGACCGCGGGTCTCTCGGGTGGCGTGCCCGGCACGATCTACGCCGTGCCGTACCGCGTCGGTCAATACGTGCCGACCGCACAGACGAATAACCTCGTGTGGGCTGTGGTCGGTGATTTCAACTACTTCGAAATCTTCGACCGTACCGGCATGACGTCGCTCGTCGATCCGTACTCGGCGGCAAGCACGCACCAAGTCACCCTCTACACGTACGCGCGCACCGATTCGAAGATCATGCTCGCGAACGCGTTCGCTGCGATCACCTGCTGATTTCAGCAGTTCACGAAGCGCTTTTTCTTACCTTGCTCGCGTTGGGGGGAAACCCCCAGCGCGGGTTTCATGGCTGCGACACCCATCCCAATCGACATTCTCAAGACGCGTTTACGCATTGACGTAGACGCGGACGATGTCATTCTTACGACGCTCTGCATCGCAGCCGGCGAAGTGATTGAGCGCGAAACTGGCGTCTCGCTCGCGAGCGAAACGCGTACCGCGAAACTCGACAGGTGGCGTCGATTCGTGCTGCCAGTTCAACCCGTGGCGTCGGTTACGTCGGTGACGTACTACAACGGCAGCAACGTGCTCACAACGATGCCGACGGCAGATTGGTACGTCGATGACACCGACAGTCTGACGGCGTTGCAGTTCAAGGAAACGCCCGAGATATACGAAGGCACCTATCCGACCGTGACCTACGTAGCCGGCTACGCACAGGTGCCACACGCATTGCAGCAAGCAATCGTCGGTCTCGTCGGCGCGTGGTACGCCAACCCCGATGCAACCTCGGTGGCGTCGCTCGCCGAAGTGCCATTGTCTCTGAAGTACATCCTGAACGCGTACAGCGCGCGTGGGGCGCTCCGATGATCGGCAGCGGCCGACTTCGCTTCCCCGCATCGGTGCTGCAACCGAGCGGCACGACCGACGATCTCGGCCAGCGCAGCGGCACGTTCAACGATCTTACTGCGGCAGCACCGGGGAACCCTCCGTTGTGGGTGGATCTCCGCACCGACTCGGCAGCCGAGCAACAGTACGCCGACGGCGTCGCAACGGTGAGGCGTGCCGAGATTCGATGCCGTTGGAACTCGCTGCAAAAGTGGGGCATCGACGAAACGTTCCGTCTCGTTGTGCGCGGCCGCACGTTCCGTATTGCTGGCATCACCAACCTTGATGAACGCGACATGGTCGCCGTGATCGAAGCCGAGGAGGTTGTATGAGCCTCGAAGCAGCCATCCGCAACATGCTCGACAACACGCCGCAACTCGCCGCGTATCCGATCACGCACGGGTATAGGCCACAACTGAGCACGTTGCCGGCGATCACGTACGAAGTGACCAGCAACGAGCGCAGCGCCGTAGCGCTCTACTGGCAAGCCGTCGTCGACGTTCGCGTGATCGCGACGACGACTGACGCGGCGCTCGATATTGCGGCGTTCGTTCCGAGCGCGTGCGATACAGGCACGTACAACGGGCTTGAATTCACCGCGGTGATGTTCGACGGCTACACCATTGACGCGGCCAGCGTCGGCGAAGGCGACGAACAGCAACCCGCCGAAGTCTCGAACACGATCACAATTCATTACAAGGAATAACCCATGGCAGCACTCTCGTCGGCGCTTGCGCGTTTCAGTTGGGCCGGAACCGAAGTAAACGGGCTCGGCACTGTGTCGATTCAATACGATCAGACAATGATCGACACGACCGACATTGCAACGGGCCCGCGCACGTACATCGTCGGAAATCGTGGATGCACCGCGACTATTGACATGTTCTACGATCAGGGCAGTACCGCTATGGCTGCCATCGAAACCGCGATCAACAGCGGAAGCGGAAGCGCAACGGCACTGATTACGCTTTCCACTGGCATGACCTACAGCGGGCAAGCGTTCGTTCAGTCGTTCAGCGCAACGGCATCGACCAACGAAGTCATCCGCGCAAACTTCACCATCCAGTACTCGGGTACGATCACCATCGCATGAGCATTCGAGACGCACTCACTCTCAAAAACTGGAACGGCACGCTCCCGAACGGCGTTGCCGTCGAGCTGCGCCGACCGTCGGCGCTCGATCTCATCGAAGCGCTCGACGTCTCAACCAAGACACCCGAGCGACTTTCCGCCTGGATGGTTGCTCGGCATCTCGTCGAGAACGGCGCACCAGTGTTTGCGAGCGTGGACGAAGCGCTCAACGCTGACGCGTTCACGGTGCAGAAGATTTCAGCGCTGGTGGAGCGGCTCTACGCCGAAGGCCGGGACTAAGTGACGCCGCACGCAAGGTGCTACGTGTGGCGTTCTCACTGACGAGCACCGATCTCGCTACGTTGAGCGTTGCAGCGCTCAATGTGGAAATGGATGTTCCCGATTGGGACGGCATAAAACGTGAACTTGACCGACGCAAAGCGGGCGGGCTTCCGAGTCCAGTTCCGACCGTCCCAACACGATTTGGAGCGGATCGCAGCGATTGCGTCGGAACTTCCCAAGAAGATGCGCGTGAAGATCGTGCGCAAGGGCTTGCGCAACTGGGGCGAAGCCGTCAAGCGCACGATGAAAAGTCTGGCGCTTCCGAAGGCGAAGCGCACCAAGCGAGATATCGCCATCAAGACCAAGACCTACCGCAAGGGAAGGATTTGGGCCGGCGTCGGAGTCCGCAAGGATGGCAACCGCGTCGGTAAGCGCTCGCACCTCTACGATGGCGGTTGGCGTCCATTCAAGAAGGGATTGGTCCGATTGTCCGATGGCGTGGTTGGGCCGAAGCCTCCGCCGAAACTCGTGCGCAAGTGGAAGGGCAACAAAGCCGCGCGCATCGTGCCATTCTCACAGGATCGCGGTTGGCGCAAGGGCATCAAGCGCAGAGAGTCGGCGCTGGGCGCTCGCATTTACCGACGTCAATACATAACGCGCGCAGCGCAACGGCATCAACCGCGGGTCGTCGAGTTCATCAGCGACGCCGTGCAAACCGCGATCATGGAGATGGCCCGTGCCTAGTCTGCCCAAAATTCACGTTCCAGTTGTTGTTTCGACCGAAGGCGTAGACGCTGGGCTCAAGCAAGCCGAAGCCAAGATGCGTGCGTCGGCCAAGCGAATGGAGCGCGTAAGCGCGAAGCCGAGCGCAGCGCAAGGCGTGCTCAAAGCGGGCGCACAGTCCGCGCTCTCGCTCGGTGGCTTCGGTGCGATCGGCGGCGCCGCGGGCGCAGCCGGCACGGCTGGCATCGCGATCGCCGGCGCGTTGTCGCCGCTGATCGTGGCCGGGCAAATCATGGAGACCATGAACAACGCCACGAAGGGCGCGAGCGAAGCGCTCGCAAATTTCAAGACAACTGGCGAGCAAAGCGTTGCTGCGAATAGCGTGTTGCTCGAACGGCTTGCGATCATGGAAAAGCAAGTTGCGAGCACGAAGGGGAAGGGATTCATGGCTGGCTTCATCGGCGGCAGCGCCGACATGAACACGGGCCGAGCCGGCGGCGCAGTCACGTGGGCCCAGCAAATGCAAGAGGGCGCCACGATCGCTGGCGCGGGACTCGGTGCGTTCCTGAGCGGCAAGAGTCTCGAACAGATCCGCAACGAGATGGCGTTGAGTGTGGCGAACGAAGCGGGCGCCTCACAGATTCAACAGCGCATGGCTGAACAACAGCGGATTGACATGGCCGAGGGACGTGGTGGAATGGCCGACGCTATCGGTGCGTGGATGATCCAAAACAGCACGGTATTGACCAAACTGGTACAGGTGATGTCATGAGTGGAGCCGGAACCGTTTATTCGTGGAATGATCGCGTACTCGATCAGCGTGTTGCCGCGCTCGGTGCCGAAAGCGAGATCATCGTTTCGCGCATCATTCAGAAGCAAAACGGCGGCTCTATCAATGCCGTGACTGAGTATGAAGCCATGGTCACAGACGGAGCGTTGCCGATCGTGGATTACGACGCGTACGGCGCGCTCGGTTCGTGGCACCAGTTCTGCCGTGCTCGATCGGTCACGGTGCGCTTGCTCGAAGGTGGCAAGGCTGTAGATGCTCAAATCAGTTTCCGCACGAAGTACGTCATCTCGCCGTGCTCGACGACAACGCCGATCACGATGCTGCCGGCGCAGTTCTCGTTTGTGACCGCGTCGCGCAACCTCAAGTTGCATCGGATGAGTTGGACGACAAGTCCGCCGAACACGGCAAGCAACAGCACAGGAGACATCGGCGGCACGTCGGTGACGGGCGCCGACGGATTCGAGAGCGTGCAAATCGGTCAAGTGCGCATCCGTTTGCGTGCGACGCAAGATGCGAGCGTTGTGCCGCTCGACACTGCGGCTACGACGTTGACGAACTACGCCAACACGACCAACAGCGCCTCATTCTGCGGCTTCCCCGCGTACTCGCTGATCTGCGAAGGCGTGAACCTCGAGAAGGAACAAGGCAGCGAGTTTTATGAAGTTGTATTTGAGTTCCTGTACGACAAGTTCTTCCACTTCTCGCAGGTCGCCACGATCGATGCCGATGGCCGACCGAAGATGACAACAAGCGGCCAGTTGTCTGAGGTCAAGTGGATGCGTCTTCCGCGCACCTCTACCGACTTCAACAACATCTATTCGGGTGATGCCGCGCTGAAGTCGTACGTGGAAGATGGATGGTGGGTCTGTGGAACATGAACCGCAACGACGCCGTCAACCTTCAACGCAACCAAAGCGATCTCGACCGCGTGTCGAGCGTGCGGCCTTCGTATGAACCGCGCACGTTCGTGCTCGGCGTCATCACCAGTTACAGCGTGCTTAGCGCGTTGTATTACCGTTGGACCTACGATTGGTCCGAAGCCATCTTGAACACGGCGACGCCGACGGGCGCAAGCGTGAAG